ACAAGGCAATCCCCCCGCAAGGCACCACCATCGACATGGCCGAAATCAGGGAAAACCTGAGCGAAAAGATCGGCACCGTCGAGAAGGAGGCCGCACTTGGCCGCGCCGCGATGACGCTGGACCGGGAACGGGCAATGGCCGCTGTTGAGAAGAGCCGACTGGACATGGCGGCTGACGCTGCGGCGGCTAGGGCAGCCATCAGGATGGAGACGGCGAAGGCTGTCGCTGACCTTGACCGCCGCATCGCTATCATAGAGAACAGGGGGAAGTGATGGATCTTCTGAAAACATTTGGCCCCCTTCTGAGCCAAGTTGCGCCCACGATTGCGACTGCGCTCGGCGGGCCGCTGGCCGGGATGGCCGTCAAGACGCTGTCCAATGTCCTCTTGGGGCATGAGAACGGTACGGCAGAGGACGTTGCCGGCGCTATCCAGTCGGCAACGCCGGAGCAACTGACCGAAATCAAGAAAATTGATGCCGACTTCAAGGTCCGCATGAAGGAGCTGGACATTGACCTTGAGCGCATCAGCTCAGGCGACCGCGACAGCGCCCGCAAGATGCAGATGCAGACGAACGACTGGATACCCCGCATCCTTGCGCTGCTCATCACAGTTGGCTTCTTCGGCATCTTGGTTTGGATGTTGGTCAAGGGTATGCCATCGACCGGCACCGAAGCCCTCCTGATGATGCTCGGTGCGCTGGGAACGGCTTGGACAGGTGTCGTAAATTTCTACTACGGTTCGTCTGCTGGCTCAAAAGCCAAGACGGACGCAATGGCGGCAAAGGAAGCAAACAAATGATTGAGAACTGGGACGCCAGCTTTGAAATGGTCCTCAAGCATGAGGGTGGTTATGTGAACCACCCTAAAGACCCCGGCGGCATGACCAACCTCGGCGTGACCAAGCGCGCTTGGGAGGAGTACCTCGGCCATGAGGTTGACGAGGCGGCTATGCGCGCCCTGACGCCCGCCGTTGTCAAGCCGTTCTACAAGAAGTGCTACTGGGACAAGATCAAAGGCGACGACCTGCCGCCCGGCGTTGATTACGCTGCGTATGATCTGGCCGTTAACTCCGGCACGGGCCGTGCCGCGAAGTATCTACAGCAGATCGCAGGCGTTGAGGCGGACGGCGCAATCGGCCCAAAATCCGTTGCTGCCATCCAATCTTGCGACCCGGAACAGACCGTAGACACCCTTTGCGACATGCGGCTGAACTTCCTTAAGCGCCTCCCGACATGGGGTACGTTTGGCAAGGGATGGGAACGCCGCGTCAACGAAGTGGAAACCAAAGCTACGGTGCTGGCTGCGCGGCCCGGAGCGTAGCGAGCAGCTCGTCACGCTCGCGTGTGGCGCGCAGGGCCGTGAACCGCTGGTGCAGGCGGACGACGACGGTGCCCCGGCGCATCCCGACCAGCTCGTCATGCAGCAATTGCTGGACCGCCGCTTCGGACAGCGACGGCAGCTTCTTGTTTAGATCGCGCCAATTGAGTGTCATGCTTTCAGTTCCTCTAGGGCTATGTCCGAGATCGCGCGCTTGTCGCGCAGGGCGGACCAGATCCGTTCGTCGATAGTCTTATTACAAAGCAGCAGGTAACACCAGACCGGCTGCGTCTGCCCGCCCCGGTGCAGGCGTCCGACCGTCTGCTCGTACAGCTCCAACGACCACGGCAGCGACACGAAGACGATCTTGTTGCCGCCGTGTTGCAGATTGAGGCCGTGGCCCGCCGACTTGGGGTGGATCAGCAGCAGCTCAATCTGACCCGCGTTCCAGCGTTCGATGGCGCGGGCGTCGTCAATCGTCTGGGCGTGCGGGAACCGGCGGCGCAGCTCGGCCAGCTCCTCCTTGTAGTTGTAGACGACGATGGTGTTGGCCCGCTGGTTCTCGTCCAGCAGCTCGGCCAGCCGGTCGAACTTGTGGCCGCTGATCCAGATCGCGCGCTTGTCCACGTCGAACTTGCCCGGCCTGTCGCTGGCGGTTGACGTGCTGTGGTAGACGAACCCAGACGCCATCTGTTGCAGCTTGCTCGTCACGGCGGCCGCGTTGGCCGCGATGACCTGCGCCGATCCCAACTCCAGCATCAGGTCGCGCTTCATGACGTTGTAGGGCCTGATGTCGGCCATGTCGCACGCCAGCTCGACCGTGTGGAGCGGCGGCAGCTTGTCGGCGTACACGCCAGGCTCCAGCACAAACGTCGCGGGCTTGATCGTTGCCATGATCTGCTCCAGCGATCCCTTGCGGGGCGACCACTCGCCGAAGTCGCGGTTGATGCAGACGAAGTAGCGTTGCAGGAACGCGCCCTTGGACCGGCCCAGCAGCTTCTGGTCCACGATCTTGCACTGCCCGAACACGTCCTCCAGACCGTTGGACGTGAACGACCCGGTCAAGCCCCAACGGTAGCGCACGCCCTTGAGGAGCTTCTCCAGCGCCTTGAACCGCTTCCCGCTGGGGTTCTTGACGCGCGTCAGCTCGTCAAACACCACGCCGTCGAAGCGGGCCATGTCGGCCTCCGTCAGCGTCTGGATGTTGTCGTAGTTCATCACGACCACCTCCGCGTCGGACGCCAGCGCAGCCGCCCGCTGTGCCGGTGTGCCGACCGCCAGCGCCATCGTCAGCCCCGCCGCCCACTTGGGCCGCTCGACCGGCCACACGTCGGTGCAGACCCGCTTGGGCGCGAGGATCAGCCAGCGCCGGGCGTAGCCGTCCGACACCGCCGCCGCCAGCGCGGTCAGCGTGATGGCGGTCTTGCCCGCGCCGACCGGCGCGAGGATCATGGCGGTGTCGTGCTCGAACAGGAAGTCGGCAGCGTCGTCCTGGTACGGTCTGAGCTTCAGCATCCCGTCTCCCGCGCCCACTCGTTGATCTCTTCGCGCGACCACAGGCAGGCGTAGTCCTGCCCCAACGCCAGCATGTCAGCGGCAAACTTCGTCTGGAGCGGTGCCAGCCGCCCGCCCTTCTTCTTCAGCTCCACGAACCACGTCTGGCCGTTAGGTAGGCACGCCACCTGATCCGACACGCCGCGCAGCGTGGGCGACTTGAACTTGTATGTCCGCCCGCCCATGCGGGCGACCGTCCAGATGAAGTAGGCTTCAATTTCTTTTTCCAACATGATGCAACCCCCAAGTCCACAAAGCCCCGCCAAAGGTTTTCGCTGCAAACTGCGCCAACACGATTTCAGGCATAAGCACGCCGAAAGCCAAAGTTGGGAACAACAGGCTGTCTACGCCCGCGCCGCAGACGTTTGAGATGTTCGCCCGGCGTTGCCAACTGCCTTGCAGTTTCGCAAACACCCACCAATCCGCTAAAGCGGCAATTATGAAGGAGGTGGCCGAAGCAACGGCGATGGCACCTGCGGTTGGGTTCAACAAATACGACACGCCGCCGGTCGTAAGTATCAGCAACGCCATGCGCCAAGGCGAGAGGCGCAGATGCAGCCAATCACGCAACGCCAAATCCAGCCCTATCAGCACGAAGGCATTGATAGGCGTTATGCTGGGGCCAAAAGTTGCGACCAGCAAATTAGCCCCAATGATTGCGCTCGCGTACGCCGCCAACGCCAAACTTAAAAGCATGTCATTTCTCCATAAATTTATAACGACTAGGCGCGTTATGTGCCTCTATACGTGAGCGCATGACCTGCGCGCGCACCGATTTGCTTGGGGGCGCGTACGTCCCAGTCCAAGCTTTATCTATCCCCACGTTGCGCCCGATATTTGTGCTATCGGCGCTGCTCAAGGGGAGTTTCGTAAACACTTTCGGGTTTAGCATCCGCAACCCGTGTAATTTTACCAACGGCTCGCCGTCACGAGTGCAGACAACACGCATAGTTTCGTCCATGCGTTTCCACCATCCGCGCGAATTTACCGTTGCGTACGCGCCTGAGCTGCCTAAACAAATGCGCGGGTATTGCAACGCAAGGCGTTCCAACCGGTCTAACGACTCGTGCATGTGCCAGACAGGCGCGCCAAACCAAAACGGCAGCGGGCAAGTGTCCAGCAGCACGTCGTTGCTCTCTTCGTCACCGTCTATGACATCGGGAATGACCGCAAAATCGCAAGACGGTATGCGCTGGCATTGCGCCGCCCATTCGTAAAAAGCGGACCAATCTTGAATTGGATGCCCGCTTTTCCACGCTGAGAACGCGCCGTTGTCAATTGCAAACGATTGGCACACTTCCACCGCCACTGGCAACTGATCGCAGTGTCGGAAACTGACAAACGCATGTCCTGCTTCGACGGCTTTTACGGCGACAATGGCGGGCGTTATGGGGAGGCCGTGATAGTGAATCATAAAAAAAGGTATTGCATGACTGCAAAAGATTGTCTAGTGTCCGTCTTGTCAAAAACACAGGAAGGTTCACGAATGGCCCAACACTCCTCTATCGTCGGCGGCTCCACAGCCAAGCGCGTCATGGCCTGCCCCGGCTCGGTTAAGCTCGTCCAGCAGATGCCGCCCAAGCCGTCCAGCAAATACGCGGACGAGGGCACGCTGCTCCACAACGTCATCGCGGAGATCCTGACGACCGACCGCACGCCTGAGAGCTATCTCGGCACGGTCTACGAGGGCATCACGCTCGACCAAGACCTGATCGACGCCAAGCTGCGCCCGGCACTTGACGCGCTGAACGAGATCGACCCCAACAAGGAGATGGAATACGCCGTTGAGCAGGTCGTCGGCTTTGACACCGCGCTGCCGGGCGTGTTCGGCTCCGCCGACCTGATCGGACGGCTGGGCAACCGCGCCATCGTCCTCGATTGGAAGTTTGGCTCCGGCGTCGCCGTGGACGTGGAGGAGAACGCGCAGGCGATGTTCTACGCCGCTGCTGCCATGCGCACGCCCGCCACGATGTGGGCGTTCCAAGGCGTGACCGAGATCGAGTGCATCATCGTGCAGCCACCCAGTGTCAAGCGGTGGGTGACGTACCCGTCACGCATCGCGTCGTTCGAACGCGAGCTGGTCCTCGCCGTGCGCGGCGCGATGCTCTCCGACGCCCCGCTGGCGTCTGGCGACCATTGCCGGTGGTGCGCGGCCAAGCCGACTTGCCCGCTTATGACCGGAGCTGTGGACAGGGCGCTAAAAAATAAGTTGCACGCCATAGACGCGGCGCAGATTGGTGTCTATCTTAAGCAGGCTGAACTGCTAGAGGCATGGATCAGCGGCGTGAACGAGCTCGCGTATCAGATGCTTGATGAAGGTCTGTCGGTGCCAGGCTACAAGCTGGTGCCGAAGCGCTCGACGCGCAAGTGGATCGACGACGACAAGGCGCTTGAGGCGCTTGAGGCGCTCGGATGGCCTACTAGAGAATTGGTGGAGATGACGGTTATCAGTCCGGCGAAGGCGGAGAAGCTGCTCAAGAAGCAGAAGCTCCCGCTGCCTGCTGACCTCGTCGTCTCCATCTCAACGGGCAACACTCTGGCAACCGAGGATGATCCTCGCCCAGCGGTGATGCAGATCGGTAAGCAGCTTGCTGCCGCTCTTGGTAAACTCGTCTAAAGGAACACACGAATGTCAAATCTCACTGTTTTCGGCAACGCTAACCTTCCCTCCGCCGCCTCGCTGGCGGACTCCCTGCGCGGCATCAAGACCGGCGTGTCTGATGCTGGTGGCAGCGTCATCCTCAAGATGGACAAGACCGGACACTGGGTGTTCGGCGCTGACCAGACCGAAATTGAGGACGGCGCAACTTGGGCCATCAACCCGTTTTCATTCGTCCACGGCTTTATTGCTTGGGGCGAGGGTGACGTGCTGGGCGAGAAGATGGTGCCGGTGTCGTCGCCGCTGCCAGAGCTTGACGCCGCCCCGGCGGGTGCCAAGCGTGGCTGGGAGACGCAAGTCGGCATGTCGCTGAAGTGCGTGTCCGGTGATGACAAGGACATGGAAGCCCGCTACACGGTCACGTCCGTTGGCGGCAAGCGTGCTGTGCAGGCGCTGGCGCTCGCCATCGCCAGCCAGGTCGAGAAGGACCAGACGAAG